GCCACTATCTCGTTTATTCTCTTGTTTCAATTCTTTATTTTCTTTTATTGTAAAAATTCAATTAATTATTAAAAATAGTACTAATCCGCATATTGCAATTAAGCACGTTAAAAGTATTATTTCAGCAGTAGTCACAAATATCACTCCTAATCTATATAAACATACTTATTCATTTATCTTTATTCCCTACATTATTATTATAGTCTTTGTCAATAGTCTTGTCAATAATTTTTCCTCTTTTGAATATTCACTTTTTCATAGGTTTAAAATTTATACTTAATTCATTAAGCAAATAATCTCCCTTATAATATTATCATAAAACTTTTTCAAGAGATTGTCAAATAATTTTTCTATTTTTGATATTTTATTTTTACTCGACTATACTATTTTTAAGAAGGAAGTGATATAATGGAAATATCAAAAGCAGAAATTTTTAGTTTTCCCACAAAAATATGTCCTTCTTGTGGTAAAAAAACAAAGGTAATGTATTCAAATAATCCGTTAAGCGGCAATACTATTTGTTTCTCTTGTATTAATGTACAATTAAAATATGACAATATTCAACACGCGGATTTCTTCTGCAGAACATATAATTTACCTTTCGACCCAAATAAATGGATTGAGATAAGTAAAGAATATAAAGAAGAAACCTTCGCAATTTATGCTGAATATATGTTTACTAAGTACGATGAAGAAAAGAATAATCTATATTACAAATCTACTACTGCGGATTTATGAGCATTAACAAACAAAGAATGGGAAAAGAACCGCTCATTATATGACATTTTGAAACGTATTGAACCTATTAAGCAATCTTATATAGAGAGAGGTCACTTAAGATGGGGTCCTCAATATTCTTTTGAAGAATTATATCGTCTTGATGATATTTACACTAAAACTTTAAAAGCCAATGCCGTAATTAACCCAATTCAAAAGGCGGCGATCCGTTCGCTTTGTAAAGTGCAAATTGAAATGGACAAAGCAATTGAAGCTGAAGACGCAAAAGCAATTAAAGACTTTGGTAATACTTGGGCAACTCTTGCAAAGCAAGCGGACCTAGAAGATATGATTGCGAATACAAAAACAGATGATATTACTACTCTATCAGAATTATATCAATACATTGAAGATAAGGGTTATAAATTAAGATTCTATGATAATTATGATAGAGATGAAATTGATGTTGCTATCAAAGATATACAAGCGACTAACCGTCGTACAATACTTGAAGCTACAGGTTTAACTTCACAACTTCAAGAAATGATAGAACAAAAGAAAGCGCAAACAGAACAAACGTTCTCTGATGAAGTAACACAAGACGTTACATTAGAAGATTTGATTAAAGCAAATACTGAAATTAATGTAGATACAGAATCAGATGAAGAGGCGTTAGCAATTAATTTTAATAAGGAGGAATAGTTTATGTTTTCTTCTTATAATGATTTAGATTTTGATATTGAAGATGAAATCTATGAACTGATGGATTTAATGTCTGAAGACGAAAATGATCATACTGGTGCAATTACAAAAGAACGTATTGATGCACATATTGATGAATTAGTTGAAGTATTAAATTTATTCGTTGCATATCCTGATATGTTTGTAGATTTGATTATTCCTAAAAAGTCATCATTCCATCTATTTGTAATTCAACGTATTGTATTGCGTGTAATGGCGCGCGGTATTAATAGTTATGTTTATTGTTCGCGTGGTTTCTCGAAATCATTCCTTGCTGACTTAGATAAATATTTAAAATGTATGTTTATTCCTCGTCACAATACTGCGGTAACAGCAGGTACAAATAAGCAAGCGGCAGAAATTGCAAAGCAAAAGATTGTTAATGACTTGTGGATAAAATTCCCTTTCTTAGCTAATGAAATGCAGAAGATTAAAAAGGGTGGTAAAGTCCTAGATGCGTATAAAATGGGTACCGATTATGTAGAATTTAATTTCCGTAATGGTTCATCGTTACAAATCGGTGGTGTCCGTGGTTTGCGTAAAGAGTCACTAATTTTCGAGGAAATTATTGAGCAAGACCCAATAAAAGTTAACGAAGTATTAATCCCAATGTTAAACCGTCCTCGTACAATGAGTAATGGTTTAATAAATCCTTACGAACCTCAGTCACAACAAACTTATGTTACTACTGCTGGTTATCAAGGTACATTCGCATATCAAAAGATGATAGAAATTTTATGTCGTTCAGTTATTGAACCAGATAAATATTTCGTAATCGGAGCTACATATCGTATTCCGCTAAAGAATGGTTTAACATCTCGTAAACAAATCGAAGACGTTATCAACTCTCCATCATTTAGTAAAGACTCTTTTGAACGTGAATATGAATCTGTTTGGTCTGATGCGCCAGCAGGTGCGGCTTTCTCGGCATCATTAATTTCAACTTTAAGACAAATAAAGAAAGTTGAATTAGAATATAATTTATCTCCTGCACAAGAAGAAAATGATTGTTTCTATGCAGTATGTGCCGATATGGCGAAAGATGGTAAAGCAGATACGGCAGTTGGTGTAGCAAAAGTTATTCCAAAAGACCATTTCTTTACATATAAATTTGTCAATTTGTTTGATATATCTATTAGTGATTATTTAGCAGTTGCAAATATATTAAAGCGTACAGTTATGACTTATCATGCAAAACTACTTATATATGATGCTAACGGTATCGGTGCGGCAATCCGTGACTGGTTAAATAAAGAGACAAAAGACGAAGCAACAGGAGAAATGTATAGAGGTTATGGTATTATTAACCCTCCATCTGATGTAGAAAAAGAATTACATAGATGAGAAAAAGAAGCTACTATTTGCTATGAAATTAAAGCAGGTAGCGGCAATACTGAACATATACACTGGTTCTTCTTCTCTCGTATGAGTACTGGAGCATTAACATTCCCAATTCGTTCGCAAGAAGCGGTTCCACTATATGGCCGCAATAAAACTTTTATGCAAATGTCTCAAAAAAAGCAACTTACATATCTTCAACCATTTAAAGTAATGGATAAAATGGAAATGGAGTTGAAAAATCTAGATATTGCTTCCACTTCTGATAACTTATCAAATAAAGTTAAAGTTGTTAGACGTAATGATAAAATACAAAAAGACTACTTCTCAATGGCAGAATATATGGTATGAGGAGTAAATCAACATATTGAATTAGAATTTTATAAAAACAGAGCTAAGAATAACGGTAAGCGCCGTAAAATTGCATTTTTCAATTAGAAAGAGGTGTTATTTAAAATGAGTAAAAATAACAAAAAAGTAGAACAAAAAGAAGAAGTCGTTGCAGTTGCAGATGCTACAACTTTCTCAACTAAAAAAGTAAGTCGTAATAATTTAAAAAACTTTTATGATGATGAAACAACAAGAGGTAATAGATTTAATCAACCTTATAGTTATAAAAATTTAAAATTAAAAAAGGCTGAAGAAGTTAGAAATATTTTACAAAAGGCAATCAATTCTGGTATTGCTAGTACTCAAAAGCAAGTATTAGTTGAAGCATCAACTAGACTTTATATGACTAACCCTATTTACAAATCTATTATTGATTACTTTGCAAACTTCTTTATTTATAGATATAAAGTTGTTCCGCACAAGTTGATGACCAATAGTAGAGTTAAAAAGTTAAATGCTGATGCAGTTGATAAAAAATATGATTTAACTTATAGAGAAATGCTTGAAGTTGTAGATGGTATTGGTATTGAAACTATATATCCAGAAATTTTAACTAACCTATATACTCAAGGTAGTGTTTATCTTACAACAGTTTTTGATAAAGAGAGATTTTGTGTAAGTACTTTATTACTACCACCTCATTATTGTAAGACTATTGCTCAAACACAATATGGCACTGCGATTATTCAATTTAGAATGGATTACTTTGATGGATTATATACAAACGAAAAAGAACTTTATGAGTATATTAAAACCTCTTTCTCTGAAGAATTTTTAGCATTATATAAAGTATACAAGAAGAACCCTGAAAATGAGTTATGGCAAACTTTAGACCCTCGTTTTTCAACCGCGATTTTATTAAATCCAGAAGGTATCCCATATTTACTATATACTCTTGGTTCTATTGGTAATTATGAACAATATCAAGATAATGAACTAGAGCGTAACGGCAATTTATTAAAGTATCTAGTTGTTCAAACAATGCCTCACTTCCAAACAGATTTAATCTTTACTGTTGATGAAGTTCAAGATTTACACCGTTCATTGCGCAGTAAGATTGAGGTTGATGACAAAGCGCGTTTAATTACTACTTGGGGTGAAGTTCACGTTGAAAAAATTAGTGATACAGATAGCTCAGATAGTGATGTAACTGCAAAAGCATATAGAGATATATTCAATAATGCTGGTTTAAATAGCACAATTTTCACTTCTGATAGTGTTGAAGCATTAAAAATGACAATACGTAGAGATAAAAGTGTTATATATAAATATGTTGAAGCTATAACTAATTTCTATATTATCGCTGTCAATAATGGATGAGACTGAAAAAACTATCAAGCCGATATTGAAATTTTACCAATTTCAAACTATACTTATAATGATGATATAAAGATATATAAAGATAACGCTACTCTTGGAGTAAATAAGCTTGATTACTTTATAGCATCAGGAACTAAACAAAAGAATATTCAAGATCAACTTATTCTTGAAGACTACTTACAACTTAATGATTTAAAACCAATGCAAACATCATATACTCAAAGCGGAAATGAGGAAAGTGATGATAGCGGCGATAATAAGTCATCAAGCAATAAGAATTCCGACCAGGCCGATAAAGCATCTGGAATTGAGCCATCAGATGATAAAAAGCAAACTAAGGAATAGTAATCAAGAACAGTAGAACTAGAGGTAAACAATGAAGAAAAAAGAATTAAACTTTAGCTTACCTGCCACAATGTCTGATTTCGTTACTGATGAAAATGATACTCGCTTTAGTCGTGGTAAATTAAACATTTTCTATAAGGGCGAAACTGCTGATAAAAGATTGTTTAGTGAAGCCTTTTCTG